GGACCTTGAAAATTATCGTCACGCACACGGTGCGTTGAGGAAGTGGCTGCGTGGCCACGTTCGTTCAAGCATGACTGAGTTATCAGGTTGCATGTTAGTGAAGTTAGCGCGGATCTCGTTCTTGGTTGGAAAACGGTCTAGCGGTATTTGGTTTTCAGGCAGATCAGGCGAGTTACCGAACACTGAGGTCAGACCAGCTCGGGAGGCTTGGTATCCTTGGTTCTTGTAGTAATCGTAGATGTTCTTACAGACGTAGAGCACACGGTTGTGGTTAGCACACGAAGCGTAGGCGATTCCGACGGCGATAGCCATCGTTATCTCAGGAGTAGGATTCCTGGCTTTGGTGTGGTACAGTTGTGCGAGTAGTTTGATCTCGTCACGGTACGGGAAACCGTTGTGGTTGCGGTAAGATAGTACTTCAACTCCGTTGAGTTGATTGCGCATCTCGGATTTGTGTCGACTGATAATTGCGTTGAAATATCGTAAAGCTAGTGTCTCCATCTCAATCATGAATTGGTCATGCATGTTGGGAGGAATGAGAATGCAAAGTCGGATGACGGAGTCGTCACCTAGTACTTTGATTATGCACTTCTTCGGATCGATGCCGAGTGCGCTCAACAAGGTTGAGAGCATTGTGTAGTTGTACAAAGAGTCGAGTAGTTGTGTAATGAATAGGCCGGAAGGCAGTCCTGCAAAGTTGCGTGTATACATATCACCGTTAGGCAATACGATTGGACTTTTGAATAGACACTCGAGTGTCCATTCCCATAGGCGTTGGAGTCGCTGTTCATGATCGGGTGACCATTCAACGTACTCTGGGTAGTCGACAGTTGGTACATAGCCGCTTGAGAAATCCAGGTATTCGAGGCGAACTCGAATGAGTAGACGTTTCATTAATGAAAAGTAGGCGTGCTTGTCAAATCGAGACCAATCAATAGTTATGAAACTATAGAATAAGTGGCGACAGAAGAGATCGTGATTGAGTCTCATCCATCCACCGGTGAAGGTTTCGTAGCTCCAAAGAATCGGTGTGACTCCTGGTGCATGTTTGATCCAAGCAAGATATTCCCAGTAAAAGATGGTTTCACCTATGATTGCGGGCTTAGGGTAGCCCCATATAGTGCGCATCTTGTTGGGATCGTCTTTACGGATAATAGCGGTTTTGGAATGTAGTAGCATTGGGAAGATGAATCTGCGTTTGAGCCAGATGTGAGCCGAGGGGTAAGTGCCTAGGTCAGTGAAGCCTGACTTGATGATGTGGTGCATCTCGCGGGTTTCATCGAATATAATCGGCTTCATGAATCCAAATTTGGCTGGGACCACTGTGTTCAGGAAATCAGGGTTGTCCTGTTCTGTGTAACGACGGTTGAAATCGTCAACATCAATGTGTTCCATGCCGCGTTGGGCAATGAAGTTCTCAAATGTGGGTCGCTTGTCCAGGTAACGTTTGTTGGTTGAGAAGGGGGCTTCTGCGTTAACGTTCCACTTGTAGGGGTAGTGGTGTTGGATGTCAAGTATGTGCACGGGTCGTGCCTTTCTTGGGGGGCGGAAAGCGTCCATGGTACATTGTATACCATAATTGAGGTGGTAGTCGTCCGGTATGTCATGTGGTTCGACGTCATTGGCGAAGAAGTCAGTCAAGATTGAGTCAAGATTAGCTTCTGAACGTTTGTGTTCATGTGTGACGTTGTGAATCTCATCACGGTACAGGTAGGTTTGGAAAGCACGGAGGCATGTGGCCTGGTGGTTTTCGTATGCGACTTGATTAGTAAATGCGGTTTGTGGGGGAGTATCGAACTTGCCGATGTATTGGAGGTTGGTCTCTTTATTGAACCATTTTGTGATTCGGTTGAAGGCATGTGTCAGGTATTCCATGATTCGTGGTATAAGGCGTTGAAGGAGCAAGAAAATCAGCTTTAGTAGGGGAGGCTTGAGATTTGGATGGAACTTGTCTTCCGTCCCC